AAGGGTTCAGCCGGAGCCTATCCCGGCAGGGGGCTTAAAAGGCTAGCTAGCCCAAGGCCTACGCCCGGCCTCGTACTGTGCGAGGTCGCACTTAGGCACCCAAACGCCGTCAGACGCTTGGGCGTAAAGCAGAATCGGCCCGATCATCGCCATGATTGCCGCATCAGCCTGGACTCGTTCGCGTGTTGCTGTCATTGCCGTTGCCATTTCATCGCCTCCAAAAAAGTGTTAGTAAAAAGACCCCGAAGGGTTTCGCCGTTGGTGGCTGGTTGGTGGGCTAGCGTGCGGTTCGAGCTTCGAGCCACTTTTGAGCGCCCTTGAGGGTCTTGAAATCTTTGCTCTGGGTGAAGGTCATCGCGGTGTAAGTTCCGTCGGCGTTCTTGAATACGCCTCGGGTTTGCGTCTCGTTGTTTGCATCTTCGATTCGGATCGTCGTTTGCATCTTATCGCCCCTGGGGTAAGGTTAGTTGCTGCTGTTGCTTGGGGTCCAGCCGTTGCTTGCTCTCGACTGACTGTCTTTGCATTCTCCGCAGAGGCATTTGCCGTTTTCCTTGGCTACCCACTGGGTAAGGATCTTTCCGCAAGCCCCGCTGCATTGTTCGGTCTTGAGTGTTCGCCCGTTGATTTCGTTTTGCATTTCATCGTCTCCGGTTAGTGGTTTGCGTCAGCGTTGTTGCTGACGTGTGTATATTATCGGGCTTGGGAATAAAGGTCAACAGGTTTTCGGGAAAAGATATCGAAGTTTTTCCAGAAAGCCGGGAGGCCCATTCCTCCCGGCTCGGTCAGCGGACTAGGCCACTGCGTCAAGCTCAGCCTCGCACCATTGCATCAACTCAAGAAACTCGGCATCGCTCATCCTGGCCTCAAGCTCCCTAGTAATGAAAGTGCTCGCAACGATCGCCTCTGGGCTGAAGTCGCAATTCAGTTTCTTGAGCGCGTCAATAAGCGTCTCGGTCGTTTGCGACTTGGCGTACTGGGTCATCTTGGTTTGTGCTGCGTTCATCGTCTCGGCTCTCGGTTAGTGGTTTCGCGTCAGTGGGTTAGGCTACTACTTCGATCAAATCCACTCGGTACTTGAAGTTTACGCCATCGTACTTCTTGCCTTCAATCAGATTGCAGTCAGACGCTTGGTGCGTGTCAACTACTTGGATTCCCTCGCAAACGCCTGAAAGGATCGTCTTGGTGATTCGGTAGGTTTTCATCTGTCATCGTCTCGGTTAGGTTTCGCGTCGGTCGTCTCATTTGCTTCCGACGTGTGTATATTATCGGGCGGTAGGTTAAAGGTCAACAGGTTTTCGGGAAAAGATATGGAAGTTTTTTTCGAGATTAAAAATCCGCTCTGGCCGATGGGCAGGTCCAGAAGCGGCAAGTTCTATCCTGCCGTTACTACCGCGACTAGCCTTGGGCTAGCCGAGTATCGAACTAGGCTACCGACCGCGCCATCAAGACCGTTTCGATAGGCAAGGTTACTGTGATACCCATCTCTCTTGCGCACTCTACGCAATCACTTTTTCGGGCTTGCATCGGCAAGACAATTTTGCCGCCTACCACTAGCGACCATCGGAAGGTTTTTGCTTGAGTGGTCACGTTGCCGTTTTTTGGGTATGGCCCGCGTACTTCGGTTTTGATTAGCTTTGCGTTCATCTTTACTGTCCTGGTTTGCGTCTCGTCGGTCGTCTCATTTGCTTCCGACGTGTGTATATTATCGCCACCCCAAACAAAGATCAACACCTTTTCCGATAAAGATATCGAAGTTTTCCCCAAAACAAGCATTTCGCCAACGAAAACGCAGGGAAAAAAGATTGTGGTTTTTTTGGCTAGGCCCTAGGAACGCCAAATAGAGTAGGCTTCGTCGATCGTGATTTCGGGCTTGCCAAGCTTCGCATTCACCGCGTTGTGGAGCCGAACGCCCCATGCAAAGAATGCTTCGGGGGAGGTGAAGTCGGGGGGGTTGGCCGCTTTCCACTCGGCATAGAATCGCTTGCAAGAGCAACCGTATTGAGGGATAAGCAATTCCCACTCGGTTAGCTGCTCGATGGTTTTTATGCTGCCGTCGTGCAAAGACGCCCAAGCATTTCGCACTGCTTCGAGCTTTTCTCGAAGTTTGCTTTTGCCGTCCATCTTGTACGATCGCTCGACGATGCCAGGAACACCGCTTACAACCTCGATGGTCTTTATGCGAAGGTTATTGTCCATGTCGGTGCATTCACGCAAAGGCTTTGAGTTGTGTTCGTGCAAGTGCTTGTATAGCTGTAATCCGTAACGTCTGGAAAGAACGTAAGGAATCGCGACTCGGCAAATCCATCCACTCCGCAAGGCGATAGGAACTGACAGTCCGAAGGGTATGGGTCTGGCCCGACGATACAACCAGCATACCCACCAATGATATCGCCCGGTGTGTATTCGTTTGATGCAAGCGTAAAGGCTCCTGCTGAATTTGTTCCAAATCCGCATCTTGCGTATCCCGTGATCGAACTATCGCAAGAACCCTCAACGAAATCGAGAACCATCCGGCTTATCTCTGGGCATAGCCTGTCGTCAGGTTCATTGTCACCAATAAAATCTACCGTCGGAAACGGGGTTCCGCATCCGCTAAAAACGTACTGCTCCTGCAATCCATTGCACTGATTGACGCCTCTCCATGTCTGCTCAACTACTTCAGCAGGGGCACAATCGTAAGGGCATCCTGATCCTGTAGCCGAGATGCAAACTTGGGTTTGGTACTCTTCGCGGTTGCAAATTTCAATCGTGCAACCCTCTTCGGGTATCGCGTCGTTATCAAATACTTCCGACCCTGTCGGCCATGCGTCATAGGTCTTAACTCGCGTGAATCGAAAGGTTAGCGTCATCGCCACAGGGGTATCGCAGTCGAATTCATCCGGCAGGGTTTCCTCGTTGTCTTCGCACCCTAGCACCGGATCGCCCTGCTCGAAGCATTCGTTTTCGGTGCCAGCGACAACCTCCCAAGATCGGGCGTTGCCCGATATAACCATTTCTAGGTATCCGTAGTCGTAAACGTAATCCGTCGACAAGACGAGCTTGCAAGTCGTCACGCCGTCGCAAGTCACCGCTTGCCTGCTTGCCTTCACCTCGATGTGCTTTGGCCGGTAGGTTACTTTTAGCCTTTGCTCTTCGGATCCCGAGCAAGACGCCGTAAGTGTCCCGGCAAAAGTCGCGCCCGATTCGCAGCAATACTCTAGGGGTAGCGGAAAGGCTTGCTCTGTGCTGAACAATGGAGGCTTGACGTTAGTCGTCGCGTAGATGTCAGCCTCAAGCGTTGTCGAATATGACGCTACATGGTGAGACGCTAGGCAAGTTGTGCTTGTCGTCGGCGTGCTGTTGAATGTAAAAATTTTGGTCGAGCAGCATGGCGCGTGAACCCAATCGCCGCCCGTCATGCCGGTAATCGAAACGCTAGGCAGTTCGCCGACCGGCAAGCATTCGCAATCACAGCAACATTGGCCCATTGTTCCCATTTAGCAAATCTCCACGCCCATCCAGCGATTGCCAACCCGAAAGCAAATCAGACTAGCCCCGTTGGCGATCGCTGATCCAGCGTTCAAAACCTCAATATCCGAGCCAAAAAGATTCGACAATACCTTAGCATCCGAAATCTGCTTAGCCGATGCCGTCCCTACGCCCAACGTGGTTCCTGCCCTAGCCGTGATATTCGAAGTAGCCACAGCCAAAATAATATCCGCATTGGATACCAAATCCGAACTGATAGAGCCGCTTGGCTTCGTTGCTCCGATCATGCCAAGTAAGGCTTGGCTGTCGGCATTGTTGAAAGCGTAGAGCGTTGTATCGGCCATCTAGGAAGTCCTGATTATGGTGTTGAATTCGACTTCCTTTTTGCACCGAAAAACCAACTCAGCCGGGTTGGTCGCTTTTGCGCCTGAGCCGTTTAAGGCCCCTATCATCGGGAAGTGCTTAGTGTCGTCCATGTATCGCACTTTATTGCCACCGTCGAGATAAAACGGCCCAATGTCGGCCCGCTTTTCATCGTGGGTGTCAGGGTCGTAGGTCACCTTGTACTTTGCCCGCCACGCCGCATAGCCTGCATACGAGCCTAATTCAGCCTCTTGCACCTCTAGGAGTAGGGTTCTAGCTGCAAACGTCTGCCCCAAAGCCGTGAACGCCGATGTATTTACAATGTCGTTTCGGTCAAGGAAGTCTTTGAGTTTCAGCCCTGGGTCGTCGAACTGCACGAAAGAGAACTGGCAAAAACTCGATGTATCTGTGAGCGGTTGATCGAATGGCGTGCCGGCTGAATTGACAGGGTATTTCGCAGGCGTTGATCGGTCTTTGGTAAGAACCTTTTCTTTGGTGACAAACGAATCGATTTTGAAAATCGGTATCCATGTTGCCGGGTCTGGATTGGCTTCCGAATTCTGTTTTTGTTCTTCCGTCCCCGTCTGGAATCGAGCCGTGACATTCCAATAAAGAGCGTGCTTTTCTTCGCGTTCGCAGCTTACCTCATCGCATATCAAGCCTAGTGGCCCATAGAGCAATCCGGCCCGAGGGAGTCCAGGCGTATCGTAAAGGATGCTTTGGCGATTGCTGGTAACCTGATCGGTCTTTACCCGATAGTTCCAGGTCTCCCCGAGGATAAGTTGAAACCCTTGGCCCTTACGAGCAAAACCGGATCCCTTGCGAAGTTCCGCGCCGACTAGTTCATTCGACATTACCTTGCCCCCGCTAATCTTGGTGCCGTCAATGCAAGTTCATTGGCCTTTCGAACCTCAACTAGCATCTGATCTTGGTATTTTTTCCGCTCTGCTTTTTCCGCTGCGTCGGTTCGCTGGTTTAACAGGAATGCAAAGGCCTCTTTGGATCCGGCTTTGAGTGCAGGGGCAATGTTTTTGGCGATTTCTGGCGATGGGTCGAAACGCTTCGATGTGTCTTTGTTTTGCTGCATCGTCGCAAAGTCAGAGCGTGCAAAAATAGATTGCTCTGCCAATGCCGCCCGCTTGCGGATACCCTCTTTTTGCTTCTCGTTGTCGCCCGCTTCGGCCAATTGCCTGCGAAACATTTCGTCTAATTCGGCGTATTCTTTTCGCAGCGAGTCCGAGGCCAGGAAGTTTTTATCCTTCATTGCCGCGACCTGTTTTTGAATCTCAAGCTCTTTGTTTGCTGCCTCGATGCTTGCGTGAGCCGCATTCAGTTCGTTTAGGCGCCGCGTTTCGTCCATGTCCATCATCGCAGCATGGGCCTGCATCTTTTCGCCCTCGGTCATCCCGAAAGTGTCATCCATGAGCTTCGATTTCTTGTAGCCTTCGGTATCCGATCCGAACGCCGCTTTGCGCCGTTCTTCGGTCGCTTGCTTAATCATATTTTGAAACGCCGACCGCTCCGAGTCGATTCGCTTATTGTCCGCGTCGACCCGGTCTTGCTGAGCCTTTATCGCCCGCTGCTCTTCGTCGGCCCGTTGCTTGGCTAGCTTGGCCTTGGTTTCTTCTGCCGCCACTGCTTTTTTGTCTAGTTCCTCAGCGTCCTTTTTGGCTTTGTTCGCCGCTTCAATCTGCCGGTAGTATTCGTTGGCGTTGCCCGTCAATGTCATCCACCAACCAGCCATAGCCTCGCCGCGTTTCGGCGTGTCTTCGATGGTCTTGTTGACTAGGTCCAATGCGTTATTCACGCCGGGCGCGACCTCACGCCCGATCGACGCAAGGAAGTTTTGATAGTGCGTATCGAGCTTAGCAAGCTTTACCGCCGTCGTGTCGGCCATCTTATCGTTCATCCCGGCAAATCTACCGCCTGCACTTGTCGCAGTGTCCATCGCCTTCGAGACTTCCTCGAAGGATACTTTCCCGGCTTCCATTCGAGATTTGAGGGATACCATCGATTGGCCAGTGGTCCGGCTGATTTCCTGTAGCGGGTTGAACCCCGCATTGACCATCTGCAAGACTTCTTGACCCATAAGCCGACCGTTGGCCCGCACCTGCCCGAATGCGAGCGTGAGCGATTGCATTTTCTCGTTGTTGCCCATCGAGATTTCGGACAGCTTATTAAGCGACGGGATAACCTCCGAGACACTAAGCCCGTAGCCCAAGAGCACCTTCGATGAGTCCTGGAACTGCGTTGCCGATAGTGCCGATTTCGCATCCAGTTCGATCGTCGCATCGATAAGCTTTCGAGCCGCCTTTTCCGATCCCGTCAGCACTTCTAATTGAGCCTGAACTTGCTCCCTTGCCATCGCAACTTTTAGCCCTGCTTGCCCGAGGTCTGCGATCGCCTTTACCGCCCCGATAGCAAGCCCGGCCGCGCCGACCCTCCCAAGAGCCCCAGCAAGACCGTTAACGCCCTGGGTCTTTGCGTCGACGTTGCCCCACCCGCGAAACGGGTCTGGTATCTCGGATGCCATTTGGCCGCGTTGCATTGCCGCTAGGCTCTCGGCTTTGGCCTTGGCTAGCCTTGCCTCTGCTGCTGCCGCCCGCTCTGCGTAGATCGCCGCTACGCCATGTTTCTTTGCCAGGTGATCGATAGCCGCGTTATATCCCGCCGCGTCGATATTGCCCGCTTTGAATTGATCATCAAGGAACTTAACGTCCTTAGCCATTCGCTGAACTGGGCTTAGCGATGCGTTCGTGATCGTCGCAAGCCGAGCCGCGTTTTCAGCCAATGCCCTGTTTGCCTCTGCCGTCCTAATTGCTTGGTCCGCTAGCCTTTTTTCGGCCTGTAGCTGCTCCTCCATTTTGTAGGTAAGAACGCCGAATTTTTTAGCTAGAAACTCTTCGCTCTGGGCGAACTGCTCCGCGCTAATCGCGCCCTCTTTGAAAGCCCTATCCATAAGCTTCATCTGCTCATGGAACTTATCGAGAGGCGTTTCAGATTGCTTAAGAATCGACGTAATGCTGCGAAGCTCGCCTCGCATGAACTCGCCGCCGTCGGCATTCATGCCAATTCGGATATTCGCTACGTTGATCGTCTGCGCCATAGCTACTTGCCTCCGAATCCGAACATGGATTTGACTTGGTTCGCCATCGTTTTACAGGACTGAGCCGACTGCTTGAGAATCGAGGCTGCGCTAACCCTGGGCCTGTAGAATCGATCCGGCATAAAATCCGATGCGTCTGGCGGTTCCTCGTCGGCGCGTGCGTAGAGTGGCAAATAGAGAGCTTCCAAGAGCTTCGCAGTCTGCATCCACTTTTCGCCCATTGGTTCTACCATGTCCCACGCTAGCCATTGATTAAGAGCCCCAGCGGGTAGACTTTGCATCCACGCCGCCGGATCCTGGATCCCCCATTTCAGGCAGAGCCTAAACGCTATTTTCAAGCGTCGGCTCTTTCTGATTTTTTTGCAAGGGCCTCAATTTCGCCTTGGTCGTACTTGTTGATTTCTAGGCACTGATCGTAAAGAGGACCAACAACCGACCTGGGAAGATCTCGCAGTACGTTAGGATCCGTTACGACCCGCTGCCCCGATTCGTCCCGAAGGCAATAGGCAACCATCACCCGCCGGTGTGCTGTCCAGTCGTAGCCCTTTTTCGTCTGCAATTCGACTTCCATGTTAGCCGCATCCGATTCGGATAACTCATGAATGAAGTATTGCCGACCCTTGACCGTGACAGGCTCGACGGCCAAATCACGCTTTGCCAGTGCAAGGAAATCGTCTTGGTTACTCATCGTCTTCGTCCTCTGCTTTCGCTTGTGCGATTGCTTCAAGTGCCGCTTTGACAAATGTACGCGAAACTTGCTCAGGTCCGCGCACCTTGGCAGGATAACCCTGGATTGCTTCGAGTTGCATTTCGAGCGATGCAATTTCCTCAGCCGTCAAAGCATCATGCGGGAATTCAAATATCGCTTGAATTTGAGGATTCTCGCCGAATGGCAAATAGCCAACTAGCTTACCGCCAACGCGGATCTGGCATTGGTTCAAGTCTCGCTCGATCCCAGTAGCCAACGATATTCCACGCTGGCGATTCAGTTCAAAAACCATCTTCGATCATTCCTTAAGCAGGGGTGAAAGTGATATCGGTAGCGCCGTCGAATTGCAGTTTGTAGCTGCCCTTCATGACCTCGCCCTTGGCAAGCTTTGGCGTTTTGACCTCCTTGACGAAAGCGGTTCCTTGGAGGCTTCCTGCCCCTGGGAAAGTTACGGTCGTCGCGATTCCTGCATAAGGCTCGGCGGTTGGAATCATGTCCGTAGTGATCGGAATCGCCGCTCCGAGCCAATTGAACACAATATCGACTTCGGGATTCTTGCGAAGGTCCGAAGGCCGGAGAGCTTCAAATCCCGCAGTGCCGAGATGCGTAATATCGAGCGAATCGACGCTGATTGTCATTTCGCCAATTGAAACCACTTGGGCGGTTATCAATCCGGTCCCCGAAATCGTCGCTCCGAGTCCGGTATCTGCAACTGTCAATGCTGCCATGTTTAAGGCTCCTTGTAGTGGACAAGCATATCAAACGAAACTATGTACCTGTGCTCTTGATTGCCGTCTGTTGGCGGCTCTTGCATGTATTCATCGCCGGAATCAAAATCGATCCCGCAAAAGGTGTGTGAGCTGACAACGCCACGAAAGGCATCGATTCCAGTGTCCCTAATCGCTCGACTGATCGCGCTTGCTGTCGTTCGCGTCAGTGCGTAGCATTCGATGGTAAATCGTGCGTGCGCTAGCTTGCTAAGGCCCTGTAAGTGATTGTCGCGTTCGGTCGATGTGACGTAGTAAAGGCAAGCCGGAAGCGTCGCATTTTGAACCAAGGCGTCAGGGTACATACGCTGCCCGATGAGCGTTGATACCGCCGAGTAGCTAAGTAGCTTGGTTCGCAATGCTTCGCCGATAGCCGACATCTACAGCTCCCCGCTTATGACGCCGATGGTCCTTGCTGCCGCTTCGCTCGACCCGCTGACAACCTTGAGGAATCGCACCCCGGCCATTACTTCGGTATCTAGTGCGATGTACCGCGAATCTGCAACAGTTACCGAGTACTCGGTGGCCCCGTTGTACAACGCGAAAAAGTTATTGCCGTCGGTCGACGCTTGAAACTTAAACGCGGTCCCGGTTAGAGCCGTTGGCGTGAGGACAGCAAGCACCGTCCTGCCGCCCTCGATGGTAATCGCCGTTGATACGGTTCCGCTCGATGCAATCGTAACGGTCCCGGTTAATGAAAGGTTCTTAGCCAATTCGTAGCTCCTTGATTTCTTTTTGAAGTTGACTCAAAAAAGCCGCTTCGGCCGCGCCCGAGGTTTGGCGATAGGCCCGCATGGGTGCGCGTTGCTCTTTGGGGAATGTCGCGACGGTCGCTTTCGATCGGTTGATTCGAGTGTATTGCCGACCAGATCGGCCCGTATAAATAACAGGCGATCCAGGCTTGCCCCAATGGTTTCGCGTGTAGCTTTCGCCTTTTTTGTAGGGCATCACAAACTGTTGCTTATTGCCCTCTTTCCAGGTCGCTCCAATGACAACGCCGACGCCGCCCTTAAATACCTTGTGGTTAAAGTGCTGCCGCGAATCATTCTGAAACGCCGCATTGTTTTTGAATTTCCTGGACCATTTAAGCCGCGATCCTGTAGCCCTCGATGACTGAGCGTGACCCTGGCAAGCCGCCGCGATTGGCTTTGCAAAGGCTCCAAGGCATCGACCGAATGGAGCGTTGCGAAGCATCAAGGGGATTTGCCCGATCTGCTTGATAAGATCCTCGTTGATTTCGATTTTGGTACTCATGGCAACACCGCCGAGCAAATGATATCGATGTAGTTTCGCAAGCCGTCGACCATGTTTACCGCCGTGATACCGTAGGTTTCGCCTTGGTAGACAATCCGCATTTGAACCGTGTAGCCCGATCGGTATCGGACTCGAAAAACCGCCCGCGTCCCTGCTTCGAGTTGTCGGCCCCTCATCGATTCGATTCCAGCCGTTGGCGTGAACTGGCAAGGCTCATCGACCACGTAAGGCGCCCAGGAAACGATAGGCTGGCCGCTTGCGTCTTGCGTCTCTGTTTGTCGCTGAATTGTGCATCGATGCCGTAAGGCCCCGGTACGCTGGTTCTTGGGCCTCATGGGTAGCTGCTCCGCATAAATCGCCGGACAAGCATTTCATAAGGTCGCATCGTTTGCATCGCGTCGGACATAAGCATGTCCCGATTCTCGAAGTAATGAGCCGCAAGCATCAAGATAGCCGCCCTAGCCGCCTCTGGTACGCTCTGCCCGTCTTGCGAGTGTCCAGCCTTGTATGTTACGGTCCAGGCGTCCCAACGCGATACAGTAGCCGGTAGCGTCGCAAGGTACGCAAGCCGGATTTCGTCAACGTGTAGCTGGTAAAGGCTAGCCGAAAGCGTCTGGAGTGCATTGAGGCCATCGAAGTATTGAATCGAGGTTATCGAGTGAATCGGGCTTCTTGGTAGCTTAAATCCATCGGCCCAATAAGGCACTCGCACCCGCAAGGTCTGGAAACATGTCACGCTGTCGGTATCGTGCTCCCATTGCTCCCTAGCCGCCCCAATCAAGGCGGTTAAGTGCGTGTCATGGCTTGTGTCGCTGCTTGCGATTTCGAGTTGTTTCTTGACCTCGCTGAGCGTTACCGGCTCGGCTGTTGGCTTCGTCACTACTTCGGGTTTCAATCGCACTTGCAAGCCCTTTTTCAATCATCAATTCCGCCTGGCCATTCTGGACGCCCACCAGCCGAAATCCGACTGGTAGGCCGTTCCAATCTCTTAGTAAGGTCAGGTCCATAGACTAGACCACTCGGCAAACATCGCCGTCAGCCGCTTCGGTAGACAGCACTGGGCCGATCTTGCCACGACTCAAGACGCAAACCGCCGCGATGAATCCACCCGCAGAGCCGTTGCCGAAAGTAGCAACGACTTTCAGGAAAGGATCCTTGTTTCGCATGTCGATTTGGAAAACGCAAGTCTGGCCGTCGTCGGTCGCACTTGGCAAGGCAAGCACCGCGCCGCCCATGCCGGTTCCAGCGTCAAACGTCGCCCCGGCAATGTCGACATAACTGCCGCCGCTCGTTGCTGAGTTTTGAACCTTTAGCGCCGTCATGGCGATGTCGGTAGCGCCGAGTTGGACGATGATCGTTGCATAGTCCCATCCCCTGGTATCGATCGCCTCAGCCGTAGCCGATGCGTCGTCGATAATAGCCGCCGGTTTAATGGCCGCTACAAATTTTGCTTGTTGAAGACTGTTCACATGTCACCTGCTTTCTTTTTTTGGTTGTATGAATTAAGCCGCCGAGTCGAGCCGAACGATGGGCCCCGCGTTGGTTCCGTCGCCCCGCTCGTGGATGTTGTAGTCCCAACGGATCGTCGATCGGAACGCCGTTTGGTCGAATTCCATGTACCGCGAAGCATCGGCCACAACACTCAAGCCGCGTCGCAGTCCCAAGGTCGACGCCATCGAAAGATCGCCGAAGTAGGCGAACTTGGTAGATGCCCCGATCGTGCTTGGAAGCACTTGAGCAAAGACAACTGGATAGCCCAAGAATTGGCGAACCGGGCCGTTTCCGAAATTCTCGACGTTGTTCCCGCCAGCCGCGACCTGAAGCCGTGCCATGACGTTGCTCCAAATCGCCTTGTGGCAAAACCAGACCGGATTGAGCCCTGGAAACTCAGGCAACTTGCCAACTGCGGCATGAAAGACGCCGATTGTCAACGATGCTGCCGTGTTCTGAGTTGCTGCCGCAGTGACAACGGATCCCGCGTTGAGCACATTCGCAAGCCCCATGACGCCGCCGTTAACGGGCTCGCCATTACCGAGGAAACCAGCCGTATCGAGCCGCAAGGCGTGAGCCTGTGCCATTTCTTCGGCCAAGTATTCGGCCAACGCAATGACAGCGTCCTCATTCAGCTCGCTCGAAACCCTGGTAAGCGTCGCCCACTTTTTGGCGGTTAGCGAAACTTGACCCATCGTCGGATCCGATGCTGTGATCTCACCGGCTTCGGAAACTGCGTAAGCAGTCAAGCCGCTTACGCGCCGAGGGATTGTCACCGTGTCGCTGGTCATCGGGTAATCGCGGGCGTATTGCGAAATCACCCCGTAGGATTCCATCAGGCTGATAACCGCCGTGGAAAACTCAGGTGGGACCAGAACGCCGCCGCGAAGGTCGTCGTTTTCTCCCATAGCGTTCAGGACGCCATTATCACGACACCATTGCCGGGCTTGCCCGTTGCCGTTCAAGGCTCGGAAGAACTGGCCCGAAGCGTAAGCCGATCGCTCTGCCTCTGGCCCCTTAAAGGCTTTCAGCGTGCGAGTAGCCCGAGCCGATGCCGGGACTCGGAAAGTCGATCCGGTCAAGGGTTGGCTGTCAACGTGCTGGCGAACCGTGTTGGAAACGGCTTGCTCGATTTTCATCGCCCGTTCGCGTTGCTTGGCAAGATTCTCGATCTGGCCCGGCTTGCCTTCGGTCCCGAGGATGGTATCGATCTCGGATTGCTCATCGTCGAGCAATTCCCGAGCCTCTTGGGTTGCGACCGATTGGATCGCTTGTACCTTGGCTTGCAAGGCTTGGATTTCGTCTGCTAGTGCTTTCGCGCTCTTCATTTGGACTGCCCTTATTGGGTTGTGTGGCAGTCGTTAAACCAAGATAGCGGCATGACTGCCACGGGAAACTGGATCGTTTTTACCGTGTGTCACTGCCGCTAATAAGTTGCAGAGTTGTTGGCACTTCTGGCCGACGCAATAAATCTAGGCTACTGGCCCGAGCTTGTCAAGTGTTTTGAAAATTGAGCCATCTTCTGGCGCGCCAACATCGTCGCTGCCGACTCGAAAGCGTTCTTTGGCTTCTTGTACTTCTTGCCATTCTCAACGCGACCAGTGGCAAGGCCAGAAGATATAGCGTCGTCGACGTTGTACCAAGTCTCTGCCGCGATTAACTCCTCGACTTCCGAAGGGCTTTTAGCTAGGAACTCCGTGTAGATTTCAATTAGGGACTTGTCGTAACTCTGGAGTCCGGCAACTGCCTTTAGCAGTTCGTCTTGGTTCCCCATCGCGAAGGTCATCGCCCTGTGAATCATAATCCTTGAGCCATCGCCCATCAGCCTATTTTTGCCAGCCAAAAAAATCACGCTAGCCGCCGACGCTGCAAGGCTATTGTTGATCGTCGTGACTTCGCCTTTGTGCCGCCTGATCGCCTGGAAGATAGAAATCCCCTCATCGGCTGCGCCGCCTGGGCTGTTGATCAGAAAGGTAATTGGAGATGATCCGAAAGGCTTCATGGCCTCAATCACCCGCTTTTCCGTGATTGGATCCTCATCCCATCCATCGCCGACGATACCGCTCAAAAGGATCTCGTTCGCTTCTGCTCTGATCTCGATCATTATTTCGCGCCTTTCAGTTCAAATAGCCTGTTTTCCCACGTTTTAACCTCGTTTTCGACGGCTTTTTGTAGCGATTCGCCACCGTATTGAGCCGCCAAAGTCGCTAGAATCTGCGTCGATTTCTGGCAATGGAGCCTTGCTAGGTCGCGGTCGAGCCCGATCGCTTCAATCTTGTCGGCAAGCTTGTTTTCCCATTGCGGGTACTTTTTGCCGATCCAAGCGACAAATTGAGCCTTTTTCGATGCGTTGATGGCGTTATTGCCTTCGGTTCGGATGAGGCCACGCAACATTTGCTCAACGGCTCGATCGTTTCTGGCTTGCTCTTGGCTGTCCTCTTGCGAGTCCTCTTGATCGTCTTCAGGCGTGCCCTCGGCTTCGTCTGGCGACTGCTCTCCGGTCGCTGTGCTGATCGCCGGGTTAATGAACTCATCGCCTCCGACGTAAGGGTTAAGGTCGAGTTTGGCCCTGCATTCGTTTGGATTCATAATCCTTGACGCGATAGCCTTGGAAAATGATTCCATCGTCGTCGCTAGGTCAGTTCGATACAACGCTGCCGGGTTGCACTTGAAATAGACTTCCCGAGAATTCTTTTCGCGTCGCGTTCGGAGCTTCATATCACATTGCTCCTCGAATTTGACTAGCCAGTGATCCAAGCATTGGAGGTAAGCTAGTTGGCTTTGTTCCCTGGTGCTGTAGCTACTCGATTCGCCATCGCCGGGCATAGCCTCAAGGCCAAAGAGCATACCGACTTCCTGCCGGGTTAGCTTCTGAAGCGCAGCGAATTGAGCGTCGTTGTTATTCATCGAGACTGCATTGGCCTTGATGCCTTCGCGTAGCAAACCGGCCTTAGCTGAATTCTCCGAGCCCGCTTCGAGCTTATTGAAGTCGTCAATAAACTCTTTCGCATCCTCTGCTTTTCGGAATGCTGCCGGAGGTGCTTCAAGAAACAACTTACCCCGAAAGCCTCGCCTGAGTTGGTTTAGCTTGAAGTTCACCTCTTCGCTGCCCGTCGCGAATGTCTTGTTTGCAACATCGAGTAGCCCGATACCCTCGACGCCATCGAAGGAAAAGCCTGGAACGTGCAAAACGTCCTCGTCGGGAAAAACTAGGTAGCCGTTGGCGTCGGCATCGTAAGCATCGAAAAGGTTCTTTTTGCTCTGATCGTCCGGCTTGGTGATATGGTACTTTTCGCCCTCATGGATGATAGTCCAAGTCGCATCGGGCATCATGGGGATCAATTCGGTAATCGTTCGAGCGTTGCGGATAATCGCCGCCCTGCCATTTCCCTTGAGGATAGCATGGGACAAGAATTGCTCTTTGAAAGTCGATGGGGCTTGGATCTTATTCGGTTGCTCTCTGAGTAGCTGGTAGCCAACATGCAGAGTATCGTTGATCGAACCCTGCCCGACTACCCGCTTAACATCGACAGGGATTCGCCCGAAGTCCCCGGTAAGCTTGTTGTGCGCGTACCAAGCCGGAGGGACTCCTAGAGCCTCGTTTACGCCGACCCTACGCCCGCTCAAATACGAGTCTTCGTCTAGCCCCATCCATCGAGCAAACACGCTAAATAAACTCATTCGAGCCCCCTTAAGTGACGTAAAGTTTACCCGAAGAACGCTCAGGCTGCAAACTGGCAATCCTGTAAGCCATTACCGCCGCAACGATAGGATCGATCTTGTCTTTCGACTTGGCCTTATCGAACATCCACCGATCTTGGCGATCCTTGCATATCATCGCATTATTCGCGCACCACCGAAGCAATTTGGACTCTAGGAATACCAGCCGCCCATCCTTCATTAGCTGGATGAAGTCGCGAATAGCTTCATTGAAGTTGGCTTGATTTTGTGCCATCCTAGCCGCCGTAGCTCCAGCCTTGCCTATTTTTTCGCCTAGTTGCTGCCCGTTGTACGGATCGTAGGCTACTTGCTCGATGCCGTAGAGCTCGATCTCTTCAATGAGCGATTCGGTTAAATCCTCGATCGGGTATGTACACTTGAAAAGCTCTTCGGTGTGGACAAACTCCGAGAACGGCATCGCGGTTAAATCTCGCTTTGAGTCCGCTGCAATAAACGCCCGCGTCTTGATTTCGTAGCGAAAAACCGTCTTGCCTTTGGCGTCGGTATCGATTGGGAATCGAGCACAAAGAGCGTAAGCCGCTAAGTCGTCGCGTGCTCCAAGGTCGAC